ACCACATGAGATGCATCAATTGGATACACAGTGGCATCACGTTGAAATCTTCCGCCACCTAAACCTCCAGTACCGCTGTATGGTTGTGATGATCTATTGCTCATGCCACCTGACATAGGGTGTGCCATTGTGCCAGCATAGCCGCCGCCAGTTGGTGATACAAAATTCTGTGAATATGAATCTGATGTGATGTTTAGACTTTTTACATTGAGATCTAAATTTTTAATAAAATATGCTTCAGGCTTTTTGCCTTTGCCTTCATTGACCACAATACGTTCAACATTGCCTGGATCAACCCAATACCATTTGTATGTTTTAGGATCTCTGACAAATATTTGATCTCCATACTTGATGGTGTTTCTTACCATTTTGAAACAACGTTTTTGCCATTGATTGATTTTGTTCCATTGCATCAATGCATTTTGTAAAAGTGCAGTTTCTGTGTCTGTTGGTTCTTCTTTGTACTGAATATGAAATGGTGAACCTGTTTTTTCATCTGACTGAGAACTAAATTCTGCAATAGTGTCTAGTGCAGAGTTAATTTCTGTATCTAAGTCCATCATATCATATTGATAATATCTTTCACGTCTGTTTGGTTGGCCAGCATATACTTCTGGTAGCCACGTGTTGTATTTTGAATGCTGAGTACTGCCGGTATAAGATGATGATGTTGATCCCACCGGTGAGTTTGTACCAGACTCTGTGTTGTATTCTTTAAAGTATTTTCGCCAGCTCATAATGTTATTTATTGTATGCTTTTATAATTGTTTTGTCAAGTAATATTATTATGGATGATCTGCACCACTTGCCACTACCCAATTTTCAAAATTCTGTTTTCCTTTTTTGGTTTCACCCAATTGTTCTGCCTGCATTCTGGCTATATTATCCAAAATATCAGATGCTTTTTTGGTGTTTTCAGCAATTATTTCTTCTGTGGTTTTTTCTCTTTTGGTGTAATCATCCGGATTGCCAAACATAGGCATAATTTTGATATTGCTGTCTGGTTTAATTGCGCCATCAGTTTGCTGTGTTCCTGTGCCTGTACCTGTGTCTGCTTGTGTTAGACTACCTGATGCTGATGACTGATTGAAGTTGTATCCAAATCTTCCCATTTCTTCTGTGAGATACTGTCGCAACTGTTCGTTGGTAGCATCTGCTAGTGACACAATCTGATTACCATCTGGTCCAGTGAAAATTTGTCTAAAATTAGGATCAGATCTGAGTTTACCTAAATCAACTCCAGAAATATCAGTTAATTGCAATAATAGTTCTTTTTCTTTTTTCTTAAGTTCATCTAATTGTGCTTGATATATTCCAGGATCAATTTCACTCTGCGATTTTTTCAACACTCGCATATCGCCGGCTACTTTTTGTAAATTAGAATTTATTTCATCAGCTGATTCAAAATCTTCAGCAGAGTAGCCGAGCGGAGTAACCGAAGCTACACCTCGCATTATACCAGCACCAATACCACGTTCTAATATATCTCCTAGTCCGTTGAATATTCCTCCAAATGCTCTAGTTAATGCTTCCCAAAATGTCATTCTACCAGAAAACAAATCAGCAAAGTAATTTGTGATTCCAGTAAAGGCTTCGTTTATCATTTGAAACCCTGGCCCTTTAAGCCAATCAGCTACACTTTCAACAGCACCTGTAAATTTGTCAACTAAAAATTGAAAACCGTTTACTGTGTCTTCGTTTAAAAATGCTAACGCTACTTTGGTAAACGCTGTTCTAATTTTTGCTAGAGCTAGTGCCATTTGATTTTGTGCTCGGCCTAAAGCACCTGCGTCAATCTCGCTCATGGTTTTTACCATTTCAGCAAATGTGTTATCATCAACTGTTTCATTTAAGTTTGCCAGTCTAATCACAAACTTGGCCATTGGATCGCCACTGATTTCTAAAGCTCTTAAAAACTGTCTTGAGTTAGCATCAACTGTTCCAATGGTTTCTCTAAAATCATCTAATGCCCCTACAACATTACCTCCACGTCCGGCTTCGTATGATAAATTCTGTAAACTCTGTAATAGACCTGGAGACACTCTGGCCAAATCTTGACCAAACTGTGTAAACTGTAAACCACCTCTACCTATACCTTCAGAAAGTGCTGTTGTTAATTCTTGTCCTAGATCAGGTCCAAATGCGGCCAAGCCGGCAAATGCAGTCTGACTTGATGCTAATGCACTCTGTCTTAGGTCTGATGGCAACATCTGTAATGCATTTGTAAATGATTCAATAGCACTGGCTTGTAAAACCATCTGTCTAATCACATCATTTGATGTATTGGTCAATCTAGTAAATGCCTGTGTGGTTCTTAAAACTCTAACTGTGTTGTCACTAATCTGTTTGTTATTGCCTTCAAGATCAAAACCTAAAATTCGCATTGCTTCTGCTGTTTCAACAGTGGCTTGCGACAGTTCTTGGTTACTTAAACCTAAATAGCCTTGTTCTCTTAATAGCCCTTGTGTGTTTTGAATTGCATCTGTGACAGTTTTTGTTCCATACTCGCCCATTACTGTTGCAAACTCTCCACTTAATTCTATAAACTGATCTAAACTTAAACTGGCGTCTGCGGCTCTGGCGGCAAATGTGGCAATGCCATCAGCTACGCCGGCATTTGGTCCTGTGGCATCTGCTATTTCGTTAAAGCCTCTTCTAAAGATAGTATTCTCTAATCGGCCTAATCTCATTAAAAATTTAAATGCGGCTTTGAGTCCTGAAATTAAACCGGCAATGGCCGCTGTTGCTGGATTAAGTAATCTACCAAATTTTGCAAAGCCACCTATTACACCACCAAGTACTCCTCCTTTGCCACCTAATGTATCCATTAGTTTGCCAATCATTCCTTTGTTGGCTTTGGTATTACTGTCTAATGCTTGTTTTACTGCTTTTAATTCTTCTTTATTATTATCATTTGATGCTTGTTGAGGTTTAGATTCTTTTTCTGTGATACCAGCAGTTTTTTCGGTTGCAACAGCAATTCTTTCTAGCATTTGAATTATTTGTGTGTTTTCAAAACCAGATATTGCACCAGTTGGTGTTTGGGGTGTGCCGGATGATTCATCATCTTGTTTTTGAGTTAGCGGTTGATTAGATGACTGTTGATTAATTGACTGTTGTAATTTAGATGCTAGATCGTCAAATGAACTTCCAATAGCTTCTGCAAAAACCGAACCAATCTTTTCGGGTGTTTGTGCATTTATATTATTGATTAAACTTTTATTGTCCTGAACCAGTTGATCAATTGCTGACTTGTATGCTTCACTAGTAGTATCAACTGTGCTTAAAAAACTTTTATTGTCTTGGACTAACTGATCAATTGCTGACTTGTAAGTTTCGCCTGTAGAATCAACTGTGCTTAAAAAACTCTTGTTGTCTTGAACCAGTTGATCAATTGCTGACTTGTACGCTTCGCCTGTAGAATCAACTGTGTTTAAAAAATTTTTATTATCAGAAATAAGTTGGGATATTGCTGTTTTTAAAACCGATGAGTCTGATTTGGCTTCACTGACTAGATCTTTATTCTGTGCAACTAAATTCTGTAACTCTTGTTCAATTGCAGTTGTGTCAATTTCTACTTTAGTTTCTTTGTTTTTAGTAGCACTTGTTTTTGCTTCATTTTTAAAAAAATTCAATATAGATTCAAGTGTTTTGGCTTGAGTATCAAGTTTTTTAAATCCGGATTGATTACGAGATGCTAACTGATTAACAGCCTTAATCAATTCCTGAATACTGCGATCATACGCAAATTCTGGTATTGAATAATTTGTTCCGTCTATGTTTAAATCTACACGATCTGCCATGATAAATAATATTAACTACAGTGTTAATTCGCTCCCATAAATATCTGCTACAGGTATTTATATGTGTAATTAAGCACAATGTTAATATTTGATAAAAAGGAACAATAATAATATGTCAACAACTACACCGGGTAATCCGCTAAAAAAATATTATCGTACACCCAAACTGTATATCACATTGCCTTCTGGTGGCAAATTCAACCAAGTAGCCGACGAAGCCATGAACGGTGAACTTCCGGTGTATGCCATGACCAGTAGAGACGAACTCTTGTTGAGAAATCCAGATGCACTGTTAAACGGTGATGCTATAGTACAAGCAATCCAGAGCTGTGTGCCAGCAATCAAAGATCCAAAACAGTTGCCTGTTTGTGATATTGACTTGATTCTAATTGCAATCAGACAAGCCACATACGGAGAAATCATGGAAGCCAAATTGAAATCTCCACATTCAGGAAAAACTGACAGCTATGATGTAAACCTCAGTGCCATTATTGATAACGTACAATCGTTACCTGATGAAACACATGTTACACTGAATAACAGTTGTACTGTTTATGTAAGACCGTTCAGTTACACAATTCAAACCAGACTAAATCTTTTGGCATTTGATCAAGCCAAAACAATTCGTGACGTTGGCGAAGTGTCTGAAAAATCAGCACAACAATTCAAAGCCATGTTTTTAAAACTAGCAAACACAAACATGGATGTGATTGCTGAATCTATTGTGAAAATCACAACACCCGAAGGTGACGAAATCACAGACTTGAATATGATCAAAGAATTTCTAGAAAATCTAGAAAGTGTTGACAGCAAAAAAATTGACAAAAGAATTGATGAGCTAAACAAAGCTGTGGTCAACACCAAGCAAGAATTTGCCTGCACAGAGACTGGTAAAACGTTTGAAGCAGAAGTCAAATTGGATCCTGCTGATTTTTTCGTCAATTCTTAATCACATCCGAGCCGTCTGACATTGTTACCTACTTTGGCGAACTAGCCAGCGAAACCAAAGCTATTCATAGAAGTGTAGCAGAAATTTGTTGGTACATGCGAGGCTCTATCACTTATGAAGAAGCCTGGAACCTTACCTACGAAGAAAAGAAGGTAATTGAAGAATTCCTCAAAGAAAATATTGAAAAGTTTAAAGGTTCAATGACTCCGGTTGTTTAATGTTTTAAAAAAACAAATTCACCTTTTGTTACACCATGTGGATTAGTAAAAATGTTTTGTTTCAACATTTTAATATCATCAGATCTGAAATGTTCAAACATGGTTGTGGCTTTGTTGTTGTTTGTTTCTAACACACATATTTTAAAATCAATCTCTTTCAAATCCACATTGACTTCTTCACCTTCGATATCTATCAAAATAATATCACAAGCAGGTAAGTCTTTGTAGTGTGTGTTTGGCACTTGGCGAGTTGGTTGTGTTTTGTCATCTAACAAGTAACTGAGTTCCATGGCCAACAGTTTGTCGTTGGGACCGGTATCAACTTGATCACTTTCGATAGACGATACTGCAGAATGTATAAAAGATGTATTTTCTAAACCTAACTGTTGTTTTAAATCATTAGCAATATTGATACTTGTTTTGTCAATGTCATAGCCGGTCCATGAGTTTATTTTTTGTTTGCCAAGTAATACATCAATAAAACTTAAGAATCCAAAACTGCAACCTAATTCTATCACATCAATTGGTCGATCGAATTTGATACTGTTGCGACAATCCCACACAATACTCTCGATAGTTCTAGATCTAACTCGTTTTTTCAGCATGGTATCATGATGATCTTGTACAAAGCCATGGCTGTGGTTTTTTAGTTTTTCAATGAATAATTGATAAAGTTGAGATTCTGTTATTTGTTTCATGTTTAAAAATATTTATTTCTACGTAGGCATAGAGCTCTGCTCTATGGTACAACGCTCTGCGTTAGTTTCTTTTAGATTTATAATTGTGATTATCGTATTAGAAAAAATGATTTGTATGTGTTTTTTAACCCTATTACCTGGATTTGGCCATACTTCACCCAGTAACGGGTGAAGGGACCTTGATAAATTATTACCAGAGATCAGTCATCCAACTTGCGGAACCCATGGAGGCGGTTGGCCGATACCCCCGTCATTCCTACTTCATCCAACGGAACTTGTACATACCCAAAGTTGGCTGTTTACATACAAGCTAACAGTTGCATCTCTTTTTCTAGCAGAGCTGTTATCATTTGTGCCTAAGTTAACACTTGCCTTGCAACACCAGATTCACCACCTACTTGATTCGGCGCATTTCTGAGATATAATTATCAGTTTGGTTGCTATGTTTTGCCTGAGTTGTGCCTATGTGAGCCTATAGTTTGCAATTATTACATAAATGTACCCTGGATTGTCAACCTTTTTGTTGCATTTTTTTTTAAAACCGTGTATATTGTATTATAACATAGCAAAAAGCAAGGAAAAGCATGAGTGGTAGAAAAAGCAAAAACAAAGGAAAATCGTACGAAAGAGATGTTGCAAACTTTTTGAGTGAGCTGTATCAAGAAAGTTTTACCAGAGTTCCTTACTCGGGAGCATTTGTAGGCGGACAAAACATTGCCAGAATACAACATCTAAGTGAACAGCAAACTAGAGGATTCAAAGGTGATATAATACCACCTGAAAGTTTTCCTTTGCTTGTGATAGAAGCAAAAAACTATGGCGAATTTAGATGGAATCAATTGGCATTAGGTGACGACGTAAAACAGCTAAATGAATGGATATCACAAGCATCAGAAAGTTGTGAACCAAATGACAAATGGTTGTTGTGTGTTAAAATTTCAAGACAAGGTGAATTTGTACTTTGGGATCCTGCACAATGGAAAGATTTAATATATACTAAAACATATCAAACTTATCAATATATTAGTTACAAAGAGTTTTGGGAAAAAAATAAAAATGCAGTCAAGCAACAAAGTAACAATCAATGATTTTAGTTTAGTTATATTAAGAAATCATAGTCTACTCGAATCAGTACGTGATTATTTTTATCAAATGCTGTTACATGATTTTGACGAAGATAAAATTTTTATAACTAACAAAAACAATTTAAGATGGCTACTGGGTCGTAAACTTAAAACAACATATGCAGTTGTTATTGAAGAAGGCATTTTGTTTAATAAAAAAATTGAAGATATAATTACCAGTTCACTTAATGACATAGAACAATATTCGTTAATCGGTCATTTATTAGATAGAAAAAATCGCTATTATCATTTACACCCGCAACATTTTATTATTAATGCTAGTCATTGGAAACAAATTGATTGTCCAGATTTTACTAAAAAAGCCAATAATAATTTAATTGACATTGAACGTTCTACAGAAAATTTTCATGATGATTATACACCGTTATGGATTAGAAAAAATTCTAATAAAACAATAAAATGTGAAAATTTAAAATTTGGTGGTTTTGTTATTAGTGAAATGTTAAAAAATAATTTACTGATTAGACCTTTTCAAGAAGATGAAAGACATACTAAGCAATTTGTTTATTATAGCGACAATGAGCAAGTTAGAGAGCTATTAAAATATGAAAATCTTTCTGCTAATTCTTACTATTATCCATTAACAACCGGACATCGCAAACAACAGTTTACTAATTTGTATTCAAATTATGTTTCTGTTGCCAATGGAATAGAAAGTTTAATACGAATTAAAAATGTCTATCAAAAAATAAAAAAAATTACATTTTACGATATATCAATAACTGCATTAATGTTTACAGAATTACTAATTAAAAACTACTTAGAAGATTATAAAAGTTTTGTAATTGAATTTAATAAACTATGTACCAAACAGCCATGGGCATTAATTAATGACATTAACGATTTAGACAGTTATACTGATGCAGTTGATGTATTACCAATTTTAAAACATTTAAGAAATAATGATGTTGATATAGAATATAAAATTGGCGATATTACTAGATCTTCGATATTGGAAAATTTAAAAACAGACACGTTGATTAATTTAACCAATGTGTTTGACTATCAGCATAATCTTATACGAAAAGATGAATGGGATTTTTGGTTAAAAAAAACTAAATCAATATCTATTAAAACTGAAATCCTAAGATAGTTTTAATAGATATATTAACTGATTTATTTCTTGAACAACTTCATCGATGATGTTTTGCACATCACCGTAGTTGATTGTTTCTTTGAATTCTTCGTATGCAGTTCGTAAATCAATAGCAGATTCAATAATATCTTCAACGTTGGTATAGTTAACTAGTTCAACTCTGCCACTGTCAACTTGAATATTTCCCGATCTTCCGGACCATGATTCAACTAGCTGATCAACTAAAAGACTGGTTTTATCATAAAAGCCGCCAAGTGCTTGGTGCTGAGCATAAGACTTAGTTTGCCAGTGATAGTATTTGGTTTGATTGAGATATTCTAAAGAGTATCTTACAATTTGCTCAATGTTCATGTTGTTGCTCCTGTTAGTATCTGTATTTATTCCAACTTTTTTCTAGTAATGGTATAAATCTAGTTTTGTCTTTTTTGCCATGTGCTATAATATGCAGTCTTGACTCATTACTTCTGTTCCATACAGCATGAGGTTTTCCTACATCTATTAGAAATGCACTTCCGTTTGTAAAAGGAATGTTACCCCAATTTTTATATCTAAACTCGCAACCAGCTGGATTATAAATTGATATGTTTACAGGACTTAGACAACGTTCATGATTGTCTTGGTGTGGTAAAATATAACCTCCTGGCTCAATCCACATAAATCTTAATCTTTTATATGTTTTGTAAGGAAACGTATTTTTAAAAAACTCTGTAGTAACAGGACATTGATCAGATATCTTTGTCCATTTGTAGGTTGGTTCTTCTAAAAATTCTCCATCGTAATACATCCAGTCATTAGTATATTCTGCATCAATTCCGTGTAAGCATATACTTTTCCATGTGCCATTGCCTTCGTGTTCTCGGTGAACAACACATTGATCTTTAACATTGAGTGCTTCTTGATATATTTCTTTCCATGGAATTTCCAAATCTAGTTTAACATACGGGATATTTGTGTCCTGCTGTAACCAATCCCATATGTCTTTTCCGTTATAATCAGATGTAAAATGCTGTTTGAGTTGTTCCATACATGTATTTAATGAACACTAACTACTTCAAAATCTTCACCAAAAGAAGTAAATCCATTTTCTTTTCTTACATTCATAATACTGTTAACTCTGCCTGTTAATTCATCTTTGTGTGAAATTAAGAAAATGTTTTTTTGTCGTTCTCTGGTCATTTGTTTAAGAATGGCCATACTGGATTCAACACCTTGTGTGTCCATACCAGAATCAATAAGTTCATCAATGAATAATAGATTAATAGGTGTGTTTGTAGATTCATAAATGTCTCTAAATGCCCAGCTTAAGCCAAGAATTAATCGATTTCTCTCACCTCTACTTAAATTGTCAAAGTCTAATTCTCTACCTAGTTCTGTGATTTCAACAGACAAGTCAGATTGGAATATCACTTCATGCGGTAATCCCAATTGTTCAAGATAATGATTTAGTCTTGCATTTAGATATGCTAAGTTCTGATCAATAATTTTTTTACGTATAAATGAATCTTTAGATGTTAGTAGTCTATATAAAAATTCTTGATGCTCTTTGAGTTTGGTTAAACTGTTAATGTAATCGTAGTCAATATGTTCAATGTTTTTGGTTTGTAAAGTTTCAATTTGTTCTAAATGCGGATTGCTTTCATTGTTTACACGAGCAAGTTCAGTTTCTAGTGCGTTTAAATTTTGTTTGTGCTGATATGCCTCATCAAGATTACTGTAGTATGTTATAGGTTTTGCTCCTACATCACCAATCTGTTCAATACGACTTTGTGTATGTGTTATATTTTGTTGTAGTGTTTGTAGTTGTTGTGTATGCGAATCTATATTTTGTTGTGTATTAGCAATTATTTTTGTATGAGCGGTATCGTCATGTATTTCTTGTTCACACATAGGACATGTTTTTTGTTCTAGTGTGTTAATATGCAAATTCAACTGTTCTATTTGTTTTTCTATAGATGTGCTTTCTCTTACATCGTAGTCTAACTGTTTTTGTAGGCCAGTAAGTTCTGATTGCTGATCTTTCCAAGCAGACAACTGTTTGTGTAACTCTAGTTCACTTTCAATATCAATCTTTTTAAGCTCTTCAATTGAAACATTTAACTCTGTGATATTTTTTTCATGTTGATCTTGCCAGGCCTGGCTTTTGATTTTGAATTTTCGAATAGTTTCTTCAATTTTTTCATTAGCAGACTTTACTGCTTGTATTCTGCTTTCTTCATCTTTGATATCTTCTTTGGTCTGTCTAATCTGTTCTTTGAGCCGGTCTGCTTTGTTTGACAACTGAGTAATACCTAGTAGTTCTTCAATAATCTCACGTTGTTCAGTTGGCTTCATGGCCAAAAATGGCTGATTATAAGTGTTTAATGCCACAAGGTTTTTAAACAGTGCATGACTCATGCCAAACACTCTTGTGATTTCATCTTGTGTCAGTCTGTTTTCGCCTTGTGCTTCGTCGGTGTCTTTTTCATTGACCACTTGGTCGTCGACAATAAATTTAAAATAGTTGGGTTTTCTACCACGTTCTACTCGATAGCTATGACCATTAACTTCAAAATCACAGCTTACACTCATACCTTTTTGATTGGTTTTGTTGATCAAGTTATCACGTTTGATATTTGTGATAGCATCGCCATACAAACAAAAACTCAATGCATTGATAATTGTGGTTTTACCTGTGCCGTTTCTTGATCCTTCACCACCAAGATCTAAATTATTACCCAGTACTAAAGTAAGACCAGGTTGATCCAGTTTTACCACTTGAGTAGCCTGCCCTACACTCATAAAATTTTTAATAGTTAATGATTTTAATTTGATCATAGTCTGTTATAAATCTCTATCAGTACTGAATTGTCAAATGTTTCAGAATCAATATTTTTGAGTTGATCTAACACAATTTCATCAACACTTTGAAATTTGATTTCTCCAGCAAACTCCATTTCATCTTCTAGTTCTTTGTGCGGAAGCAAACTGATCTCTCTTAGACTATATGTGTTTTGAAAATTTTCTTTGATAAAGTTTGCTTCTTCATATGTGACATCAATGTCAATTTTGATTCTTACATGTGTTTCTGGTTCAAGATAATCGTCTGGTGCTTCCAACAGTTTGCTGAGCATAATAGTTCTGTATTTTGGACCATCAGGCCAAATTACAAATTTAGGATCTTGTGACCATTCTAATAACATACAGCCACGATCGTTGTCCCATGCATCTGCATAGTTGTGAGCAAATGGAGATCCAATGTAACTGACGTTCTTTCTGTGTTGTCGCTTGTGAAAATGTCCTGTAAAAACTCGTTCTACATTGCTGAAATGTGAGTCATTTAATTCGCCGTGATCGGGCATTTCTACCATGGCATTCATTTTAAAGTTTGGCAGTTCAAAATGACCAAACATGTATTTGGCTTTGATGTTTTTTATTTTTTTCCATTCGTTGCCAACTAACCATGGAACAAGTGCCACATCATCTTTGACTGTGATATCATTGATAACTGTCACATTAGGAATTTCTTCAGCAAACACTACAGATGATATTTCACGTTTGTCTCTGTAAAACAAATCATGATTGCCTACAAGAAAATATGTGTGTTCAAATGCTTCACTGAGTCGTTTAAGGTTAGAAATTGAATAGTTTAGTGTACTGATATTAATTGAGCTTCTGTGATGATGCCAATCACCCAAAAAGATACAGGTTTCTGCACCAAACTCTTTGGCTTGGTCAATGAACCAGTTTACAAAATTTTCACAATCGTTGTTGTGCTGTCTTGAATTGTTTTTTAAACCAAAATGGATGTCTGTGAAACAGGCCGCTTTTTTAAACATAAAATTATCTCAAAGTTTTTTAAATTATACTAGATTTTTATGTAAATGTCAAATGACTATTTGTTCTTGGTATCGATGCTGTCAATGGTTGGACCAAATTCTGATTTTACTTTGAGTTCATGTTCTAGTTGTCTAGTAAATGAAGGAGTCTGTCCAGCTTCTTGTAGTATATCATCTCTAATACTCTGATGTTTCTTTTCAAGATTCAAAATCCTAGTAAAAGAATTGGTTATGGCCGCAGTATAATAAGCAAAAGGATTTTGTGATTTGGATTCATCAAACTGTAATCCTATTTGACTCAACTGTAACAATGCCTGAGATTGCATTTCATCGTTGTAGGTGTATCCTCTCCAGTTTCCTCTACTGCCATATCTTTCACAGAGCTTGATAAACATTCTTCCCAGTTTGTCTGTAATTCTACCATTTTCTAAACTGAATTGATTGTGTCCAGCATGATGGCTGATTCCCACAACTCTCCAGTTGTCTGTGTCATCTAATACATAGTGTTTGAATGGAATAAAATTCAATTTGACTTTGGTATCTGCTATGGTTTTGGGATTAGATTTTCTATCCGGATCATCTGGAATGTGATCAAATGTGTATGCTCGAATAACCACATCTTGATCTTTGATATCTCTAGTTTTAATCTCATGCTCGCCTAGTTTGGCTTTGGTAACACCTAATTCTTCACATTTGAGTTGTGATAGTCTTTCTGCCCTGGCTTGTCTGGCTTCTTTGATTTTGGCTTTGGTCATTTTTTCAATGCCTTCACGCACAATCAAATCGTAGTCACGATACATTGGGTCTTCATACCAACAAAAGCTGTTTTTACTTTTGTGTATTTCTTTGAGAATGTCTCTGTTGTTTAAATAATTTACTCTTCGCATGTTGTGTTTATTATAAGTGTATTGGGTAACAAAAGTCAACCTTTTATGTTTATCTTTTTTATTTTTTTAGATAAAATACAGTTTTAATTTTGTCTATAAATATGTTTATGACAATCTCAAACGACTTTAGAGCTAAATTACAAGCCAAACCCGGTGCAATACGTGAAGTGTATGGCATAAAAAACGATTCAGCTAATTTGCTAGGCCCTATAGCTAGATCAAACGGCATGATCATGCCTTACACACCAGCTATACAAGTAAACCAAGCAGTGGTTGATTACGCACAATACAATTTGCCACAAACAAATTTTGATTACTTTGCATTTGCTAGAAGAAGTTCTCCTACATTTTCTGTGACAGCACCATATACAGCACAAGATCAAGAAGAAGCTAGATACATGTTGGCTGTGATTCATTTTTTAAGAACAGTTACCATGAGTTATTATGGCATTCAAAACAAAGAAAAGCGTGGTATACCGCCCCCGGTTTTACTGTTCAGTGCCTATGGTCCATACATGTATGAAAAAGTGCCAGTACTGGTCAGAAACGTGAGTTTTGGTCTAGATCAAGAAATTGATTATGTGCCAGCCGGAGCTCCATCCACTAGTGTAGCTACCAATACTCAAGAAGCATATAGAGTCATTAATGGTATTCCATACTCGTATGAAGAAATACAACAAATGAATGTGGAAGCAACAGAATTTAACGATGGAGAATACGGAACACCTCTTAGTATTCAAAGCACAATTGACAATGCAGTGGCAAAAAGTTTTGTGCCCACTGTGTTAACAATTTTTATGGATCTAGTGTATGCTCCTATACCAAGCAATGTCAGAGACAACTTTAATCTTGATGATTTTCGTAAAGGCAAATACCTAGGAGATCCGGGCACTGGAGGATTTATTTAATGGCTACTAAAAAAAATTCACCGTATTATAGAACAAGAGTGATAAATGACTATCTTGACATCATTGACATGCCTGTTATAAAGTCCAGCAGTAATGATCAATACTATACAGTAGAGAGCAAATATGATCGTAGACCAGATCTATTAGCATATGATTTATACGGAGACACAAGATTGTGGTGGGTGTTTGTGAGAAGAAATATGAATAAAATTCAAGACCCAATAAATGATTTTAGAGCTGGTATCACAATTAGACTGCCAGACAAAACAGCACTAGCAGGCATAGTGAATTAAAAATGGCAACAAACGAAACAAGAATTGACACTATCTGGAATAATGTCAACAGCGATTATTTTAAAAAAAATATTTTACATGATTATGAATCAGTGACATACGATATCACGTTGGCAATGGCCACTACCAAAGACACTCAGCGATGGTTAAACATTGAAGCAAATCCAGATGACCCTACTGATATTAACACTCTCAACTCATCAGTTTTTCAAGATGAAACAATAATTTTAGCACAAACAGCCAGCACTATTACGCAAATTACCAGTTTGACAATGCAGGCCACAACAGCACCCAATCAAAGAAACAGTATAACATATTCTCATAGATTTTCTATGCAGGCTGTACAACCGTTGGGTTCAAGTCTGTTAAGAAATATCTATAAATCAGCGGCAATATTAAACATCGAAAATCATTACAGTCATCCTTATTTTTTACAAGTATATCTAAAAGGGCGTAAAGGTGATGGCAGTTTACCTGAATCTGAAATACCAGGAACACGTAGATGTTACTGTATTCATATTTCTGATATTAAGTATACAATAGATGTTGGGTCAACAACATACAATATAGAAGCAATTCGTGCCGGGCAAATGGCACAAGCTGATGATCATAATTTAGTTGCTAAATTACAAATGGCAGATGTAGGAAGTTTTGAAGACTTTACTAAAAAATTTGCACAAGGTTTACAAGATCAAGAAAGACACTATCTTGGACAGAGCAAACTGCTACTAGATCAATATGAAATACAAGTTACTGCTGATGTTGAAGAAGAAAAAGAAAAGTTTTTAGAATCAGGTATAATAGATGATGTTAACAAAGAAAATTTCAACAACCAAGATTCTGAATCGGGACTGGTTAAAGCCGAAATTGAAAAAAATACTAGAATTACAGAAATTTTAGAAAAGTTTATTTCAAGAAACAAATACATTCAAAAAAAAGCACAAGGAACTAGAAATTCTATTGCTGAAAAATTATCCGAAGACACTATCAAAAATATTGATATTGACAAATACCTTGCCACTATTTCTACACACGCAGTACCAATTGGTTATGACCCTTTGCGTAGAGATTATGCTAGAAAGTTTATATACACTATCAATATAGTAAAGTATACCACAGTACCAGCGGCAATTGTTGATGAACATCAACCCAATAAGCAGTATACCACTGTAAGAGTAAAAAAGTTACTAGACACAGGAAGACTGGTAAAAAGATATGATTATTTCAACACTGGAACCAATATTGATGTTTTAAATTTTGATATCAATTACAACTTCCAGTATGTTTTTGGCTTAGACACTGTGGTAGGATTGTACAACAAGTACAGTGAACAGTTTAATTCAATAATACCAAGAGAAGCCAGTTCACAGAAAAAAATTGACGAAATTAATTCCAATAACAAAAGAAATCAAAACACATGGAACAATGCAATCTTAGATGATAAAGTAGATTTCAGTGAAAATTATGCAATTTTAAAAGCACGTGAGCAGATTTTGAACACTACTAGAGAACGTTTTTTAAATGGCACAGTTGAACCAGACTCAAACACTATACAAGCATATAATGAGCTAGTTAAAGATTACAACGAATCTATTAAAGATGTAAACAGCAGTCTTGATGTGTTTCAAGGCGGTCCACCAACTAGACAATTAACTGAATTAAATCAAGCAAATACATTAAATGCAAATGATTTTGTTGAACCACCAACCGGTGTCAATCGTCCTGGATATACCAAACTAGGAAAACAAGACAGATTTATTACATATGCAGAGACAATTGAAGATCAAAAATATCTTTCTGCCGCAGAAACTAATGGCACAATGTTACCAACTCAATTTTATGAAAGATACTTGTTGCCGTTAAACGAAGGAATGACTGAAGTTGGTGCACAATCTGATTTTAATACTATTTTACAAAATGCCAAAGTTGGTTCAAATGAAATGGTAAGAGCTCAATTAGATATTATAGGTGACCCTTACTGGATGGATCACCCACAAATGAGTGCTGAAAAGTACAGCTCGGAAATTGCTAACTATAGAAATGAAAATGTAATTATGCTGGTTAGCATAACACCTAGACAACCTGATGTCGACACTGGTCTATTACCTCCAGCTGAAACCAGATCTGACGAATTTTTAACTGCACTGTACAGAGTTGTACAAGTACAAACACAGTTTAACAACGGACAATTTCGACAAAAACTTGATTTAGTTAGAGACACCATTACAGATCTTAGCCTAATGGTTGACGGTGATCTAGAACAATTAGACAGTCAATCAGATGCAGTTGATACTACTAGCGGTAATACCACTGCAAACAGAAATGCTAACAGCAACAGAAAAGAACCAATAAACGGTGAAAGATATTATGAGACCGAAGATGGCGGCGTTAGATATGAAGGAAGTTATTCTACCGGCGGCATGATGCAGTATATAGATCAAGAAAATGACTATCAATAAAATAGCACATAATAAATATTAAAAATGGCAGGAAAAAACATATCATCACCAGATCACTGGCGTAAGTCTACCGGGGAAGGCATTAGCAAATCTGCAGGTTATTCTACAGTTCAATTTGCTGAAGTTATGGACAATAAAGATGCGGCCAGAATGGGAAGACTCAAAGTATACATTGTTGGCAGTCAAGGAGTCAAAACTGATCCAAACAATTGGAGACAGGTAATATGGACTTCACCATTTGCCGGTGCAACAAATCAACAAGATCTAATCAAAGGTGGAGATCAAGAAAACACATATCTAGGAACACAACGCAGTTATGGTTTATGGATGACACCACCGGATATTGGCAATATTGTTGTGGTTGCATTTGTTAACGCTAGAGACAACAATGGTGTGTGTTTAGGTTGTGTGATGCAACCAGGAATAAACCACATGCTTCCGGGTATTCCAAAAGGTAAAACATTTGGAGATGAAGCGCCAATAACTCCATTAGCAGAAGCAAACAGAGTAAGTGATGAAGCTTTTAATTCACAAGATCTATATGACACTGAAAATCCTGTAAAAGATGGTGTAAGAAGACCCATACACGAACCGCTGTATAATGCATTATATCAACAAGGTTTAGAAAACGACAATATCAGAGGTTTAACAGATTCAGGTGCTAGAAGAGAAAATCCATCAAAAGTTTTTGGTGTGTTAACACCAGGCGGTCATCAATTTGTAATGGATGATGCCAATCAAAAATATATTAGACTAAGAACTGTAGGTGGTGCTCAAATATTGCTAGATGATTCACACAGTTCTGTATATGTGGTCAACAGCAAAGGCACAGGCTGGGTTGAAATCACAGAATCTGGAAAAATTGAAGTTTGGAGCGAAGACAGTATCAGTGTAAGAAGTGAAAAAGATATTAATTTTAGAGCAGATAGAGATGTTAATATTGAATCAGGAAGAAACGTTAACATAAAAGCCAATCAAACAGATTTAGACACACAACCAGAATCTACTAGGAACTTAGGCAGTATCAAAGGCAATGTTCATATTGAAGCACCAGGCCATTTCAAAGTCAAAGCAGATTCCGGAATTGATACTAGCACAGACGGAACCACTAATATATACTCAGGTATCAATCATAATTTGACTGCACTTGGCGTAAGTAATATCAATGCCGCTGGCGGACATTTTGAAACTGCATCAGTTATTCATATGAATGGCCCAGTTGCCGGAGTTGCAACTCCGGTTGATAGTATCACACTACAAATGAACGAAAACGGTGAATTGTATACAAACGTATTAAAACCTAGATCTGCAGATACTATACCGTCACCAAGAAATACAGAATCAGGCAAAGAATCTATTGTTTCAAGATTCCCAACCAGAGAGCCATATCCAGAACACGAATCACAAGATACAGAAAATCAATAATTAGATTTCAGTAAATCCATCTTTTCTGTTTAAAAATTTATAATCAATCTTTAAAGGATCAAGTTGTTGTAAATGTTCAAACACAGTATCTGGTTCAAAATCACTACAACTGTAAACATCCAGCTGTGCCACTGCTGGCCATGATTCATCCCAAATGTGCATGGCAATATGACTGGTTTCAATGATTGCAAACGCAGTCATACCTTTGTTACCATCGACTCTGCAATATTTTGCAACAGGTCCGTACATAACTTTCATGTTGATTTTTTCAATTAATTTGGTAATGAATTCCATAGCAACCGGTTCATCAAAAATTGGTTTTTGAATCTCTGCTCTTACTACAAGATGTTTATGCTCTATTGCCATGGCAGTATTTAACATTATTATTTAAACAAATCATAAAAAAAGGGCGATTCTCACCGCCCTTTAAATTCAAAGATCTTTGAGGTCTTTAGATTATTTAGACTTATAAATGTGATATAAAATCCAAACAGCTACCAAGCCTAGTAATCCTTGATCACTAAATCCTGATATAATTGCTTGTACATTTCCAATTACAGAAATGTTTGGCCAAAAAGGAATACCTTGGCCGCTGAATAACACTTCAAGCACAATACCTAGTGCTATCAGTGATACACCAACATCTGCTAGTGCAGATGCCCATGATTTGATTTTATTAATGATATCCATAATAAGGACCTCCTTTAAACAATCAAACACATTTTAGCACATCATATGAGTAATGTGTCAAGTGTTTTATTTGTTAAAATTTATTTAGAAGTTTAAAGATTTTATTAACAGATGTGTTAAAGGTCATAAAAAAAGGGCGATATTTCTACCGCCCTTTGAGTTTTATTATACTACGTCTTTTTATTATTATAAATTAGATAGTATTATTATGCATTAGCATTGATAACAGTTCTGCCTGCATCAGCTAACAGATTGATAACTGAGTTTTTCATCTGTTTTGCAGTTTCATATGAACCTGTACCAATTACTCTTACATTAAAGTCATAACCTTTGTTGATAAGATCAGTTGTTGGTGTAGATCTTTTCATTGCAAGGTTTTTGAACTTGATAACACCACCATTGATGTTACCAGAGTTATCAGTTGCATTTTTAGCCTCATCAAGGAAAACGCCAACTTTGTTGTTAACTCTACCTTTTGAGAACTCTCTAGTATATACTACGTATTGTTTAGTTCTAGCCATTTCTTCGTTACCTCCGATTTGAAATAGTTTGTTGATTATATTTTCTAACATAATATACACATAATATACTAGAACGTGTATATTGTCAACCGTTATTTTCTTCTTTTTTTACCTGAATACCAGCATTTTTGAAAACCAACTCAGGTGCTTTCATTAATTCTTGTTTGATTTCTGCGGTGTATAGAGTAATATCATCCATTTCGAACAGGATTTCCACATTTTTACTCAACTTGTCGTTGTAATAGTCAGTTATCACATCCAACAGTTGAACAGCCTGTTTTTTATCCATGTGCCACCAGTCTTTGCCCTGGACAAAGTTTTTTAATTCGTTACTCATGTAACTATAATATATGATCTGCTATGCGAAGAGCAACCAATTGTTTTGCCGTAAAGTATTGATCACTTGGAGAATCCAATTTTTTCTTAACAGTTGACATGTTCCAGCCAGTGGCTTCTTTGAGAATTTGAAAACATCTTTCTTCACAGTTGGCATTTTCTTGCATGGCACTTTTCATGTCATGCATTTTGGATTCTAATCGATCTGAATGTTGATGATTCATTATCCCGGTATTTTTTGCTATGTATCTCATACCCTGTTTGCCTGATGCAAAAATTAAAAATGCCGCACTCATGACAGCACCAACACCAATTGTGGAAATGTTATGATAGCTGTGTTTCATCACATCTATAAGTGCAAATGAATGGTAAAGATCGCCGCCGTACGAATTAATATACAGTTTAAGTGTACGTTTTGGCTTTTTTTGCAGGTTAGCTGACAATATCCATTTGATAGCAACAGAAGTATTTTCCTCGTCAATGTCTCCATATAGATAGTGTATGTCGTTCTCTAACAATGACTTATCTATCTGGTCTTCTGACGAAAATTGATCAAATTTTTTCATGTTAAATACTTGCTAATAACTTGTTGCTTTTAATAATATATTTATATATCGATCAAAATGCAACCAAATTATGTGCGTATATTATATGTGCAATAAATAGTATTAAGGTAGTTAAAAATGGCATATTCAGTACTTGACAATAAACAAGCAGGTGTTTCTAACAGAACAGAAAATGTAGTGTATTCTGGAACTTATCGAGGATTTAGCACAGTTTCTGGAGTAAAAAACAATCAGCTATATGATCTTGATCTAGTCAAGCAAGATCTTATCAATCACTTTTATACTAGAAAAGGTGAAAGAGTTATGAATCCTGAATTTGGCACTATTATTTGGGACATGATCTATGAGCCGCTTGATGAAGCAAATAAAGAATTAATTCTAGAAGATTGCAGAAAAATTATTGCCAGTGATCCCAGAGTAGAACTAGGATCAATCAGCATACAATCTCTTGATTCTGGTTTAAGAATCAACATCAACATTAATATTCTACCGTTTAATCAATCATCAACTATGTCATTAAACTTTGAAAGAGAAACACTATAATGAGTCAAATACAAAGACAAGATAATTTATTTTCAGCAGAAGACTGGAAGGTAGTTTATAGAACATTTAATCAGGCAGACTTTACTGCATATGATTATGACACAATCAGAACTGCCATGCTAGATTATATTCAGGTCAACTACCCAGAAGATTTCAACGACTATATTCAGTCAAGTGAATTTATTGCCATCATTGACCTGTTGGCATTTTTAGGACAAAGTTTAGCATTTAGAACTGATTTGAATTCTCGAGAAAACTTTTTTGACACTGCTGAAAGACGAGAAAGCATATTAAGACTAGCAAAATTAATCAACTACCAGCCCAAAAGAAATGTTCCTGCCAGAGGAATTCTCAAAGTCAACAAAATTAGAACAACTGAACCAATAACAGATTCTGAAGGTACTGCACTAGACAATAAAAATGTTGTCTGGAATGATCCAAACAATCCCGACTGGTATGATCAATGGTTGTCTGTGATAAACACAGCGTTTAGTTCTACAAATCAATTTGGAGATCCATACAAAAGCAAATCAATATCTGGAATTGAAACAGATGTTTACAATATCAATTCAACTACCAATCAGGCTGTGGTTAAAAACTTTACACAGTCAATTGATGGAATATCAACATCTATAGATGTAGTCAAATCTGATATTCATGAAGATGGTTATCTTTACGAAAAATCACCAGACTCATCTGAATCTTATAACTTATTATATAGAAATGACAATCAAGGATTTGGCAGTACTGACACAGGTTTTTTTGTTTACTTTAAAGAAGGTGAGCTACAGCATCAAGACTATCAATTCAGCACACCAGTACCAAATAGAAATACCAACGTTGATGTTACAAACATCAATGACACAGATGTTTTTGTACAAAAAATTACATCGTCTGGTACACCAATTGAAAAATGGACCAAAGTACCAAACTTGTTTGGTCAAAACACAATTTACAACAGTTTAAATCTTAACACCAGAAATATCTTTAACGTTGAATCTAGGGTTGATGATCAAATCACAGTGCAATTCAGCGATGGTAATTTTGGTAATGCACCATATGGTAAATTTAGAATTTGGTACAGACAAAGCAATGGTCAAGGTCAGATAATTAGAAAAGACAGAATTCAAAACAAAGAAATTTCTATTGCATATCTCAACAAAGAAGGTCAGCAGTTTACACTGACACTTAGTTTGTCATTAAACTACACAGTTTCAAACTCACAACCAGCAGAAACAGATGCTGAAATAAAAACTAATGCACCGCAAACATTCTACACACAGGACAGAATGGTTAATGCAGAAGATTATAATATTTTTCCATTAACACAAAGCAACACTGTTAGAAAACTAAAAGCAATAAACAAAACACACATAGGTCACAGTAGATACATTGATATCAATGATCCAACAGGAACAGTTAAAAGTGTTAATGTGTATGGTAACGATGGTATTTTATATAAAGATCCAGACTTTAGTTTAAATGAAGAAGAAATTGAAGGCACAGTTGTTGACAACAGCAGTTACAACTATATTATCAATAACATATTACAGCCTTTGATTAAAAAAACACAATTGAAAAACTTCTACTATGACACATATAAAAACAATATTTTAGATATACATGATAGTACACAGTTTGAAATGACCAATGCTAGTGAAAAAATAGTCTGGCATCCATTTCCTGATTCAGGAGAAAGCGATTCTGGATATTTTTATTTGTTTGGCGGATCAACAGACATTTCAAATTCAACAACCATTTACAATAATCCTTATAGTGGACTAGAAAAACTAGGATTTGTAAGGCCCGGAACAAAATTAGAATTTGTTGACGATTACACATCTCCAACTACAGTAGTATGGACAACTGTTGTTAGCGTAAGAAATAATGGTAGTATGCTTTCTAGTGATACCACTGGTTGTGTACAACTCACAGAACAAATAACTAAAGGATTAAAAGTACGAACAGTTTTACCAAGTATAAGAACAACACTATCAAGCAGTGAAAGATCCTTAATACAAACCAAAATGGAAAACGGCGAAGATTTTGCTTTAGGATATCATTACTATGCATCACCGGATCAAAATTCTCCAGGTGTTGCTGAGTTGTCAATTCCTAGTACAGGTTCTGCATGGTATGTTATTAACGAAGACTATTTAGATTCTACCGGTGATTTTTCAATCACAAATAACAAAATACATAACAATGTACAGTCTTTAAGCAGTGATACTTCATGGTTAATTTATGCTGAATATATTCCAGCACCTAGCACACAAGCCAGTCCAAGATACAGATTTACTGTGAGAGGATTAGACTATGTGTTTGAAAGCAAAGACGAAGTAAGATTTTATTACGTTGAAGATTATAAAAATATTGATACTGCCACAGGCAAAGCAGTTAAAGACACAGTTACTCTTTTAGATATTAATAAAGATGCAACTGTGCTCACAGATCCTGCAAATGCTTCTGTTATAACTGATCCAATTGTTTTTAACATTACAGATAACTTTACTGAACAAGATGGATATGTTGACACAAAGAAAGTCAAAGTTTCTAATATTGATTCAGACGATGATGGTGCACCAGACAACCCAATAGCACATGAAAATCTTATAGATAATAACAACTACATATTTTTTAACAGCTATGAAAGTTATGATGGTTACACATATTACATGTTGAATTCAGATGTTACACAGGTAGCAAACACAGATGTAGCTAATACTACTAGTGGTATTACTTTTGTAACAGCAGACCAATATTTTTATAATAGCGATGGAAATACAGCAACAGTGATTCACGAAGATTCTGGTAACCCAATCAAAAGAGAAGGTTTCTTAAACAATGTAACCTATAAGGCTTATCTAGGAAGAAGTTTTACAACTTCTGATAAACTGTATTTCCAATATAAACACTCGGCACCAAGAGATCAACGTATTGATCCAAGTGTTTCTAATATTATTGAATTAATTGTTTTACAACAACAGTATCAAGCAGATATTACCAATTGGTTTAACAACAATGGTTCTAGGGCCACGTTACCAGCACAGCCAACCAGCGATGAAATTAGAGAAAACTTACTTGACATTGAAAAATACAAGTCAATAGGTGATCAAATTGTGTACACATCAGCAAGATTTAAATTATTATTTGGTGATACTGCTGATTCTCAAAATCAAGCAGTGTTTAAAGTGGTTAAGATTCCTGGTGCAACATACACAGACAATCAAATCAAAACCGAAGTAGTACAGGCCATTAGTAATTATTTTTCAATTTCAAACTGGGACTTTGGTGATACTTTTTATTTTTCTGAACTGGCCGCATATATTCATACACAGTTGAGTTCACAAATTTCAAGTGTGGTTATTGTACCAAAAGATGCTGAAGCAAAATTTGGCGATTTATTCCAAATCAAATCAGCAAGTAATGAATTATTTTTTAGTACTGCATCTGTTGATCAAGTACAAATTGTATCTGGACTTACAGGTGTAAACTTAAGATCAACTACAAGCACAGTTGGAGGTAGTTAATGTCATATCATGACAATAATGACATTGAAAGCAATGTAGAATTGTCAAATGTTCAAGTTAGCAATGCTAACGTTGAAAGCAATTCAGGCATTGTCAGTACTGATTCTACAGCATTGAGTTTTTTACCGGAAGTGTTCCAGACAGAAAAGTTGAAAAACTTTTTTGACGGCACAGTTGAACAAGTTTTAAGAAAACCCAACGATGAAAAAACTACTGAATACATTGGAAGAAAAACCGACGTTTATTTTGATAGCAGTAAAGACAATTATAAAATTGAAAAAACAAAAAATCGTCAAAACTATCAATTAGAGCCCGGCATTGTTTTAAAAGATAACGATTCCGGTGAAACTACTAATGCTATATTTTATAATGAAATTTTAGATCATATTGATCATGAAAACGGAATAGTATCAAATCAAAATCGATTGTTTAATCAAAAGTATTATAGTTTTTCACCACCTATTGACTATGACAAATTTGTCAATTATGACAACTACTATTGGTATCCAAGTCAAGATCTTAACGTACCATCAATTGTAGTAGACGGCACAACTGAAAACTTTACAGCAAATAACAGTCAAACCACATTCACATTAGAATCTGCTATAACAGAAACAATAATACAAAAGTTTGTTGAAACAGATAAAAACAATTCTCTTAGTGATACTGCTAACATTGTTTTCAACTTATCAAATTATTTTAACAGCGACACTGATATTGTTAAATTAGACGGCAGTGTTTTTACAAGTTACACAGCCAACAATACTAACAAAACAATAACGTTCAGCACCGGTGATATTGACAGCAACAGCATAGTTGAAGTTTTTTATATTACTGATGTTATAAAAGTAAATGGTATAACTGTTGACTACGACAACTATACTGCACTTGGTAAAACATTGGTATTATCAACTGCTTCTAGTGCCAACGATGTTGTTGAGATATCACACAATGTACGACCAGATCTAATATTAGGAAATAAAGAATATGTTTCTCCTAATAATATTAAGTTTAGTTCTGGCATGTTGATCAAATTTAATGATGCATATCTAATTGATATACAAGGACAGTACCAATCACAAAAGTTTTTTGTTGAAGGTGTTAACAGTGCATCAGGTATTGAATTTGTTGAACTAAGCACCGAACCTGAATTGTTTTTAGCTGATGAGCTGTTACCATGGGATTCTGCTGATAGTATAGGACTAGCAGATGAAAATGGTGGGTGGGATTCTGCAAGATGGAGTTCTGTTTCTGATATTACTAATCCAGACTACATCACAATTGAAAGAGGAAGTCGAGATAATAATCCATGGAGTAGAACCAATGGTTGGATTCACAAAGATAATTTAACAAATTACAGAACTCTACAGCAAACAGTTAACGTGTTTCATCCATGGGATGCTGTAACTGACGATATTAGAGGTTTTGATACAGGCTTCTGGGACGTTACTACTGACACACAAGAAACCACATTTCAATTAGACAACAGCAGAAAAGGTCGTAGACCAATCATTGAATTTGAAAAAAATATCAAATTATATAATTACGGAACACAACATGCTGTTACTGTTGATGTTTTAGCAGACGACGACACTGTTGATGACATCAACGGTTCATCTACATACACTGTTGACGGTATTAACATTGAAGATGATATGCTTATCTTGTTCCGAAACAGTGATTTTGAAACAACACTTGTGCCATGGTCCGGTGATGCATACCCATGGGATCATGACTCTGATGCAAATGTGGCAACGGGCGGTCCTACAGGTGGTGATCAAGGCTGGGATATTACCGGTGCTGATTTTGATGTATCATCATCAGTCTGGCAAGTAACAGGACACAGCACAGGAAATATTCAATTAGTCAAATACAACAACATTGCTACAGATTTTAATATTTCAGATGGTTCAAAAATTACAGTAAGACTAGGAACAACATATCAAGGAAAAGAATATTACTGGGACGGCTTTAGTTGGATTGAATCTCAAGCAAAAGACAGTATTAATTCTGCACCGTTGTTTGATATCTACAACAACGCCGGCGAGCTAATCAGTGATGGTTCTCCGGAAGCTGGCAACAAAATATTTGGTTACGAAGTTGGAACAGGCAGTAACGATCCTTATCTAAAATTTCCTTTAACTTATGAAAATTACAACACAGTGGGTGATATCAAATTTAAAAATCATTTAGCTGATGCTAATTCCACACATGGTCATCTTAACTATAAAAAGTACATTTACAAAAACAAATTGCAAGATACTTTTTACTACACTGTAATTGTGCATCCAAGTAAACGTAATACAGGAAACAAGTATTTTATTGACAACATTGAACAACAGAATTTGGTTTTTATCAAAGGAAACAAATATGTACTTGATCTTAGCGATTCAAGTTTTTCCGCAACTGGATTTTCTGGCTTAAATCATCAATTTGCATTGTCTGAAACACCCGATGGTAGATGGAACAGTGGAACAAGATACGACACTAATGTAAAATATTTTATTGACGATGTTCAAGTGTTGCCAGCTGATTTTTATAACAGTTTTGCTAGTGCTGAAAAAAGAAGAATTGAATTTTTACCTGATCAGGAAACACCAGATCAATTGTATTATTATTGTGTTCATCATGAGAATATGGGTGGAGAAATAAGAACTGTTGAAAACAATATCAGTTCTTTGGTTGATGCCACTGTTATTGAATATCAAAACGAATGGGTTCTTAAAAAAGAAAAATCATATCAAAAAGTGATTCAAGAGTTTATAGTTGACAGTGAATCAAACAAAAACACATTTGTTTTAGATGCAACCATTGCCGGAGATGCAGTAGCTAAAGTATATGTCAACAACAAACAACTTGAATATAAAGTTGATTATACTATTTCAAAAAATCAAATAATAAACACAACCAATAACATAAGCGAAGGATCACATGTTCTTGTAAAATGGCAAACACTTGAGAATAAACAATTAAAATCAGCATATTATGAAATTCCTAAAAATCTTTCAAATAATCCACAAAACAAATCAGTAATTTCATACTCATTTAGTGATTATCTAAGTCATTTTTATTCTACAATTTCAAATCAATCAAATTTGGTAGGATTAGCTTCTGAGAATAACAGCTACAGAGACACTCAAAAAGATATATCACAAGGTGATGTGATTCTACAACATACTGCTCCGTTAATGAAAGCCGGAGTACATGTCAACAGCTTGTCTCGTGATTTAATTAAATCAATTAAACTTGCACAGACAGACTATACAAAATTTAAAAATCAATTTGTTACAAAAGCACAATCAATTATTGATTCGTCAGACACTTCGGTACTGACAGATAGTGAACTAGTAGACACTATTCTAAAAGAAATGAATGCTAACAAAAAAGCCACTAGCAAGTGGTCACACAGTTTAATGTTGGCATATGGTGATACCAAGCAGACACAATCAATCACAATAGATTCAACTAATAAAACATGGAACACATTTTCTCAAGGACTTCCACAAGTGTTTGTTCAAGATGCACAAGGATTCCATCAACAATCTGGTGAACCAGGGTTGGAAATTGATTTTAGATTTGATCCTGCTACTGAAAAACAAACAAAATCTTTATACATTTATCAAAACAACAAACAGTTGTTAATGAATCATGATTACATACTTGATAATTCAAATAGCACAACAAGTATTGTTTTTATAGCAGATATTAGACCTGACATTGGCGATGTAATTCGTATTGAATATTTTGCAGACAAACAACCAGCATGGATTCCAGCCACTCCGGCAAAACTTGGTATGACTGGTTTGTACAAACCAGAACAAACTGTAGATAATGGTCATGCTGAAACTACATTTTATTTTATCCAAGGCCATGACGGTAGTTTAACTTTGAACTATGGAAACGACATTGATAGAGCATTATTAGAACTAGAAAAAAGAATATACAATGATTGTGAAAACAAATTTATTGATCCAGATTATGTTCCTGCTCTTTCATATCAAACACTAGTCAGCAACTATTTCAATAAAAAAGATTATTCTTACAAAGATTATACAAATATCATAAGATCACAAATGCATTCATGGTTTGTTTTCAATAAAGTTGATTGGGAACTAAATGATTCTACAAACAACAATTGGAGAGCATGGAACTGGAGCTCTGTAGCAAACTTAGAAGGTGATAGAACACCCGGTCATTGGAGAGGAATTTTTAAAAAGTTTTATGGCACAGAAAAACCTCACACTCACCCATGGGAAATGTTAGGATTCACAACAAAACCTCTTTGGTGGGATAGAAACTACAGCTGGACTAGTTTTACAAAAAGACAAAAATTAATCAACGATATTGAAAACGGTATAATCATTGCTGGCGAAAGAGAAAACCTTTCTGACTTATCATACACAGACAAAAACAATCCGTACAGACATGAAAACTTTTCATCTTTTGTTCCTGTAGATATTAGTGGTAATGTTTTAAACCCATGGGCAATTGGTTTATGTAATAAATTACCACAAGGTACTAACACAGAACTCAGCTGGAGAATTGGAGATTTATCACCTGCAGAATTGGCTTTTTATAGAAACAGTGCATATCCGTTTGCATTGGTATCTACTATAGCATTAATGAAACCAGCAGAGTTTTTTGAATTATTTTTTGATACATTGAATTCTGCTACTGCAACAATAAACAAAAACAATGTGTATGATAAAAACACAAATTTAAGACAGTCAAACAATGTCAAAGTTCATCGAGAACTTGATAATTCTTCAGTGGTAGTAGGAACTGGTTATCAGCAATACATTAGTGAAAACATTATCAACAACTCAAGCAACGTTGAAATAAACTACGGTAATATCATAAGAAACAGTGTACCGCAGTTGATTCACAAACAGTCCGCTTTCATTGATTTTGGTTCATACAAAGCACAAGCCGAATCATATTCACCTACTGCTCAAAGAACCAGTGTGTTTATTCCAACCGATGATATAGATCATTTGACACATGTTAGCACACCAATACAAGGATCCAGTTATTCTGCTGTGGTCATTGAAAAAACAATACATGGTTATCGTGTCTCAGGATATGATATTGGCAAGAATTATTTTGAAAGCACAGTCAGTGACATAAATGGTTTATCAGTTAGTGTCAATATAGGTGGTACACCAATTAACATTCCATCATACACACCAAATCAAACTGTGGCGGTAGACAGTTTTGTAAGATATGAAGGTGCTGTATATAAAGCAACTCAACCACATGTGACCGGAGATATTTTTGAACCTAAATACTATCAGTCAGTAAAAAATATTCCAATAACCGGCGGTGCTTCTGCAACTTATTACAAACAAATCAAAAACAACAAAGTAGCCAAAATAGAGTATGGTACTGAATTTAAAACTATACAAGAAGTTTTTGATTTCTTAGTTAACTATGGTAGAAAACTAGAATCAGATGGTTGGATCTTTGACGAATATCTAAAAGAACAAAATGAAACAAGTAACTGGTTATATGCCGCTAAAGAATTTTTATTTTGGAGTTTAGGCTCCTGGAGTAATGGTAGTTTATTAACTTTATCTCCAAGTGCCAATAGAATTAAATTTAAACCCAAGTCAGGTGTAGTGTCATCAGTTGAAGATGTGGTTGGCAACACATATTCAATACTTGACAAAAATGGAGCTCCGGTGCCAGCAGAAGATACACAGATACTAAGAGATGGATCGCAGATCACAATTAGACACTATAACAAAACACCTCTTTACTTTGTAAACTTATATGCAAGAGAACTTGAACATATTACTGTGTTTAACAATACTACAACATTTGGAGATAAAATATTTGATCCAATACTTGCTGTTAGACAACCTAGATTAAAACAGACACTGCTAAGAACTAAAGACTGGTACGGAAAATACGAAGCCAATGGATTCATAATTGATTCAAATGCTGGAATTATCAGTAACTTTGAAACGTCAACTAGAGACATGACTAGATATCTAGATGTTGATAAACCTATCAATAACGAAATTCTAAACGAAACAGGATTGCACACAATAGGATATCAGAATAGAGAGAATCTAAAAAATCTTGAAATTTTAGATGAAAACCAAACCAAATTTTATCAAGGCTTTATTAGACAAAAAGGCACAGAAAACAGCATTGACAAACTGCTAAGAAGTGATGTTATCAGTGATAGACAAGACATTAACTTGTACGAATATTATGCTTTTAAGATTGCAGAATTTGGCGGCTCTGGTGTTAATCAGTCAATTGAGTTCAAACTAGATTCAACTAAAATCAAAAATAATCCACAGTTGATTTCATTCTTACCAACATCAGATTCAGTTGTAACAACAGATGTAGAAACTGATAATATTATTACCATTGATGTTGATGATACCGAAAACTGGATTAAAAAGCCAGACGGCGACAAAACAACAACTGATTTATTTTCCGTTAGATCAGAAAAATTTGAAATGCCAACAGCGGGTTATGTGCATGTCAAAGACACAACTTATCAAGTGTTTGACAAGAGCAATTTAAATCTGCACTACCAAACAAATGCCAACAGTAATATACAATTAGGATCAACATACTGGATTGCGTATGACAACAACAGAGACTGGAATGTGTATAGACTCTCTAACTTGTCGCAATCAATTGACGGAATAGTATCAGCAGATCCATTAACAGTAACCGTTGATGATTCAACTGGTAACTTGATTAGCAACGTTGGCGAAACTGTAGATGTGGTTATTCCAAAACACACTGATTCAAACAGCAATGTTGTACTTGATATGGTGCACGGGTCTAAAACACTAACACTGGTAGAATCAGATCAAACAATATCAAAAACATTCGCACTAACTGACCTGTTAGGTTCTGGAGCAGATGTTACAGCATCAGGCACAGCAGATCAAGTACAGAAATTTATAGTCAAATCTGGTGGTACAGGATATTCAGCAGGTGACACTGTAACTGTTGCAGGTTCTGGAGGATCAAGTGCTGTTGGTAATGTAGCCACTGTTGATGCCAACACTGGTGCTATCACAAGCATAACATTATCTTCCGGAGGTGCAGGTTTTTATGCTGAACCAACAGATATATCAATACTAACAGGCAATACTGCTTCGGCGGGTGCAAATGCAGTTATTAGATTAAAAGGCAACAACCCAACTTATTACGCAGTTGGTACATTGGCAGATACCAACACATTTGTAAACGGAGAAACTGTAACTGACAATCTTGGTAACACTGCTACACTACTTAATACATTTACTGGTGCAGGAATTACTCACTTGTTATTAACTAATGAATCAGGATCATCATTTGGCACAGCAACATACATTGCAGGTGCAACAGCAAATCTTTCAACAATTTCAAACGTAACAACACTACCAAGTGCAAATATTTCTGATACAGATTATGATGATTTTGATAAGACTTTTGGTGGATTGCTGTCACTACAAGTCAATGCAGGAGGTTCAGGATATATCAATCCAAATGTAGAATTTAACGACACTGCAAATTCAAATGTTGCCGGCGAAGTAATCACTGCAAACGGTTCAGTCACAAGTGCTTATATAACAGATCCAGGATACGGGTTCCAACAAGTGCTTGGCACAGAAGCAACACTGGCCGTAGAAGTGCTCGACAGAGTTGACAGTGCAAATGCAGTCACACTTGATTTTGATGACAAACTGATCAAGTGTTCAACTATCAGCAACATTGCAGTCACAGTAAACAATGAGTTTGATACAACCAACAACGGTAGTGCTAGAATCAATGTCACTGACAGTGCCAATATTACCTTTGCTTCCAACATAGATTTAACTGCAAACACAGTTACTACAGCTCTGTCAAATAACTTAACAGACAGATCAACATCAAATGTACAACTAGAATTTTATTTAGATGCTGGCACATCTGCTTCAGAAGGAAATGTCACAGTATCTTTGAATTACAAAAAAATAACTTATAGTGTTGCTGATACTACAGGTAACTCTGCTACAGCAAACACAGTAGTTGACAGTTATTTCAACAGCAGTTCACATCCTTTGTATTTCTATAAAGATGTAAGATTAGCTTCAAGAAACAATGGCATAGATCAAAGCAATGTAGGATCAAATCTGTCCGCCACAGTCAATGATTTTGTGTCTAATGTGTGTTCAGACATTACATTTATTGAAGGTGATAAAATTTGGTTAGACAATGGTGGCAATAACAACTGGTATACATTAACAATGACATCTAATGCTAGTGTTAAAACTGCATATGACAATCTGGCAACAAATGCCAATATAGAAACAAGTATAACCGTTGGCAGTGACTATTGGATTATCCATTCAGATGTCAATTACGATTCGATTGAATCTTCTGTGTTTGAATCAACAGCAAGAACAAACAAAAACAAATCACAGATTAACTCAAACTTATTTTACAGATCAAAAGTGGTTGATGTTGAAAACAGATCAAGACAAACTGATTTTGAAATTTGGGATCCTATTAAAAGATTATTTCCAGGTGAAGCAGAAAGAGAAATAAAATTTATCAGCTCAGTTGACCCAGCAGTTTATACTAACTCTTCAGACCCAAATAGAGATGTTGATGTCACAGCTTGGGGTCAAGAAAATGTAGGCAGAGTATGGTGGAACACATCAACTGTCAAATACCTTGAATATGAAAATTACAACTTAGATTACAAACAACAGTATTGGGGTAAAACATTCCCAGGTTCAACATTTGGTGTTTACGAATGGACTGAAAGTACACAAACACCTGAAAAGTATACTGGTTCTGGTACACCTATCAACAACACAGACTACAGCACAGTTTCAACTACCAACAAACAAAATATCACAACTGTAAAATACTATTTTTGGGTCAAAAACAGTGATATAGTTCCTAATGTAAATTGGAGATCACTGACAACAACAGCCATAGCAAGACTACTTAAAAATCCAACTTCATATGGTGTTGATTGGTATGCTCCGGTAGACACTAATAGTTTATTGGTAGCAAACTCAAGTCGTTACATTGGTGATCAATCTAATTTTAGATTAAACTACAAAACCAAAGACGTAGATATTCCAACAAACTCGCAATGGTTAATGATCAAACAAAATGATCCTAACAAAAAAGTCGATGAAAGAATATGGAACAAGTTCACAGACAGTTTAAGTGGTCAAAACAGTCAAGGATTGGCTGTGCCTGATGTTTCTAATCTAAGTGAATTAAATCGTTATGGTAACAGTCTAAGACCTAGACAGTCTTGGTTTAAAGATGTGCTTGAAGCACGTAAAAACTTTGTTTATACTGCAAACAAGATACTTGCTAATATTAATTTAGATGTTGATTTGCCTGAATGGCAACAAACTGTAAGCACCGAATTAAGTTTTAATAAAATTGATTATTTTGCTTCTGGCTATAACAGTTCAATTGTGATTGACAGAGAAGTTGATACTTACAACGACATGCTGAGTGCTACATTAACACCAGGTGAAGTAATCAAAGTTGATCTAGATTACAACAACAAGTGGGCCATTTACATCTATGGTAATAGACAACAGATACTTGGTACTGATGTTGCTACCTCTGGCAATGAACTAGTAAGAATAGCAAACCAAACAGCAACAGTCGAACTAAATTCAACTTTTTACACCAGCACAGATTCAAATGTACAAGCTGAAATTAGAGAAATAATGTCTACTATGTACAGCTATATTTTTGCAGGTAGTAGAAATGTGTATCTTAACACACTGCTGTTTAGTGGTATCAATACTGTGTTTTCACAACACAATGAAATTGATTGGCTAATTAAAACCACATATTTTGATGTGGTACAAGAAGATCAAAGTTTATCACAACTGGTAAGTTATCAACCAGATACATTTACCTATCTAAAAGATTATATAAACGAAGCAAAACCATATCACAGTAAACTGATTAATTACTTGAGCAAAAAGACTACACCGGTTGAATACGCAAATACTTCTGTAGTTGATACCTTGTCGTTTGCTCAAACATTGGTTTTTGATAGAACTACTAAAGATATAGAATTACTTTCTAACACTGCGGCCACAGATGCTGATCAATTGTTGGAATTAAAAAATAAATCTCAATTGACATATCCACCCGACAACAGTGCTATTGAAAGAATTGGAAAATATTTCTATGCAGATGAATTAAATGCATTAGATACTTCAAACACATCTGCTGTTGAGAGTTTTATGAGTATGTTAAGAGATAAAATTGCACCATTTAGAGATGCAGACTTTGATGCTAACACATTTGTAACTACCGGTAACCCAGAATGGTATCAGTCACTGTTACAATCAACTAACTCATGGCAAGCAAATGTAAACTACACACCAAACGTAGAAATTGACAGTAACTCGTTG